GATGGTTCGGCCGTGTCCTTGCGGGGGCCGTATGAGCTAGAAGCCTATGCCCGCGTGTCCCTTTACAGGGGGCGGGGAGGATCAGCGTCCGGGGTTTGGGGGCGCATGAGGGAGACGCTGATCCCCTGGGAAGGCCCGCTTACTAGCAGCGCGGAGGCTAGAACGCGGGTCACACCTTGCAAAATTCACGGCTTAGAAAACGGCGGTTTATACGGGTTTTTTTGCCGCCGCCTGCATCTTCAGCCAGCGGATTGCCCGATTGTAGAGATTGAGCACCCTTGGATTCACCCGGTCCATGGCCTGCAACCCCGCCGTCAAGGGATTGCCGCAGCGATTCTGACCGGTGATCACGCAGCACGGCTCGCCCCTGGCGGCGGCCTCGTCGCACTTGAAGCTGCACGAATTGGTTGACAGCCCGAAGAACAGCTCGTCATCGGAAGCCGTATTCAATGCCGGCATTGGAGCCCTTTCGACAGACGGCGCCTGTCCTCTCTTTATATACTTACGCCTGACGTATTTGCGCTTGGGCCTGGGCGGCTCAGGCGGGAAATCGGCGGCACGCACCTGTTCCGGTTCTTGATTCATGGCTTTACCTCATGCCCATTGCGGCAAGTTCATGCTGTTCGTTGACGCCATGGATCTGTTCCATCAACGCCTTGAATTCGCGCGCCTCGACCTTGCCGCCGGCTTGCAGGCGCTTGGCCCATCCTTCCTTCTCGGCCATCAGATCGTTGAGCCGCGACTGCGCCTGCTCCTTGGTGGAGGCAGACGTTGACTGATCGGGGCCGTGCAATTGTCCGGGCTCGCGCAGGCCGGAGCCGATGCGGTGCAGGAGCTTGGCGGCGGTGTCCCAGCCGAGTGCGTCCTCGATCTTGACCACCTGCTCCTGCGATAGACCGAGCCGGCGCGCGCCATCGAGGGCAACGACCTGATTTTCCTGAAACTTGGCGCCCCACTCGCGTTGCAACGCGGCCAGGGTTTCGGTCTTGCGCTGCTCATTGAGGGTCTGCTCGCTGACCTTGCCATCGGCGACATGCTTGGCGAATGCCTTGGCGACTTCCTCGGCCATGGCTTTCGGCATGTTCTGCTTGGCAAAGGTATTGCGCAAGGTGTCGGCGAGCGCGGGATCGACGCCTTCGGGGAGGGAATAGTCCTTGGCCTCTTTGGGCGCGCCCAGTTTCTCCCAGACATTCTTCCAGCCGGCGAGATCGTTGGGTTCCGGCAGCCGCACGATCTTGTCGGCGGGGGCGCCGATATGACGTTCGGCCGCCTTCCAGCTCTTGGTCACGTCGACCACGAGCTTGGCGGGATCGGTGATGTCCCAACCCTTGTTCTGCCAGGAGCCGACAACATCCGGTTCGATGCCGGTATGCCATGGGGTTGCGGGCGTTGTAATGGGCGCTGCGGGCGGCGGGGCCGGCGGTGCCGAAGGTGTCGCGGGTGCGGCTTCAGCCATAGTACTTCTCCATGTCGGGGAACAGTTCTCTCAATTCCTCGCGGGTGAGCTCGAGGTGCTGGATGATACGCAGGTAGACCTGGCGCCTGCCCTCGAGCAGCGGCTCGGCGTTGGTCGTTGTTTTGGCACGACAGAATCTGACCAGATCGCGGATGACGGCCTTGCCAGCCTCACTGTTGAATGTGAGCTGGTAGGCCCGCTTCATTTCCTCGTATTCAGTCAGAGGAATCATGCAGGCGCTTGTCCCTGCGTGCCCTGCAACCCGGTCTTGGCATAGGCATTGATTAAGGCGGCCTGGCCGGGCGCGGACTCAATCTGCTGCTGGCGCTGCTGTTGCTGGGCGCGCGCCTGTTGCTTTCCGGCGATTTCCTGGACCGACGCCATCCAGCTTTCCAGCACGCCCTGTCTGCGGGCAATCTCCGGGATCGCGACCTGGAAGTTGAACGGATCGAGATAGCTCGGGTCCTGGGTGATGTTAACCAGCTCCCGCACGCCTTCGATGGTGCGGAAGAAGCCGGCGACCTCGCCCTGCTGTGCGGCCATGGCCAACGGCGAGGTATCGACAACCTCGTATTCGCCGCCTGCGTCACGCAATGCCGGCGGCATTGGCTCGAGCATTCGCATCGCCATGGCGAGATCGATCTCACGCTCGATCATCTGCGAGCGTTCATCGAGTTGGCGACCGAGTGTCGGTGCGACCAGCATGCCCTTTTCGTTGACCAGCTCGATGACCTGGGTGGCCGTCATGTTGGGATTGTCGGTCAGCACCTTGAACAGCGACACCAGGAACGTGTCATCGATCAGGCTTCGCTCCTCGGCGATCATCTTCTCGCCGATTTCGAAGTTGCCGGTCGGCAGCACATCGACCAGGCGCTTGCCGTCCATCGACATGGCGCCCTTGTTGAGCGCGCCGGGCCGCAGGTTGAAGTCGATCAGCCCGTCGTCAGCCGTCAGCAGCACGGGGTCGGCGGCGCGATGCCCTTGTTTCAAGTAGACGGATTTTTCCGCATTCAGGGTTTTCAGCGCCGGCAGCACGATCTGCGCCGGGCCGCGGCCGTAGACCTCGCCCGGGGTTTGATCGTAGCGATGCACGGAGAACGGAAACTTGCGATAGCCGCCCTCGTCCTCCATCAGGCATTGGCCTTCGACCGAGACGTAGTAGCTTTCGAACGCCATGCTGCGCACATCAATGCGCTGCGGATCGTAGTCGCGGCGCGGGCGCACGCAGTGCAGAAACTGATAGGGCCACTTGCTTTGCGCCTGATATGGCGCCTGCAGGGCAACCGGCAGGTTTTCCAGGCCCCACTTCTGCACTGCCTGATACGGCGTCATGCGGAACCAGCGGATCATGCGATCGACTTTACCCTGATGGTTTTCGCCGAAGAACGTCTCGCCGAGCGGGATAGCCTTGTAGCGCAGGCCTTGTGTGCCGCCCCAATGCCGGGCATCGAACGAATCGACGTACATGGTGGCGTTGCCGAACGCGCCGAGTGATTGCCAGTTGTTGTAGTTCTGGCCGGCGAAATTGGCGTTCGGCGCATAGCGCAATCGGAACAGAACGCGGGTAGCCTGTTCGAACCACAGCCTGGTGGCGCGATCCTTCATGATGTAGTCGGCGTTGGGACCGCCGGCGCGCAGCCCGTGCCAGATCAGGTTCTTTGGCGTCACCAGCGAATCGGCAATAGCGCAGAACCGATGCAGCGCGAGCGCGCCTGTTGCGTCTATCTGCTCGCGGGTTTTCTTACCGCCGGGCCAATTGAAGTTCTGATAGTAGAACGTATTCCTGCTTGTTGGCAGGATCAGTTGTGCCGCTTCTTCCCATTGCTCGGCAAAATTCCAGCGCCAGGTCTGATACTGACTAAACTCCGCGAGCACGCTGCGGACGATGTCGGCTTCGCGCGCGCCGATTTGGCGCGGCCGCGGCATGTCTGTCTGTTCGACCAGATCGCTTGCCATCAATGTACCAGCCGCTTGGCATCGGGATCATTAGGATTCATGTTTGGGTCGAGCCGTTCGTCGGCGGCGAGCCACAGCTTCACCATTTCGAAGAACTCAATGCGTTCCTTATCGCGGAAATGCATCTTGTCGCAAAACCGGCGACACTCGCCTTCGAACCGCTTGACGGACGGAAATAAGATGACGCGGTGACGCGGCATTCCACCATGAACCATATCAGCCACAACACAGCCCGACTTGTTGATGCGACCGATGCTCGAAAGTATCGGACCAGTAATCGCGTGAAAGAACGGATGCACGCAATGCATGAGGACCAGAAACTCCTGATTATCATCAAATCGATGGGCCAGCATCGATAGCAAGACCATGCCGAATTGGTGCCGCGCCCAGACATAATCCGAGGACCCTGGGCGGTCGGTCGCATAGCCGAGCGTGCGCGCTTGCCAGGAGCCGTTGAGGTGCTTGTCGATGAGTTCAGTACGCACCGCCATACACCGATGACAGCGCCCCCTGACGGGTCGAGCCCATCATGCTGGAGAGCGGGCTGACCCCGATCTTCTGCTGCTGCATCTGGGCGAGGCGCTTCTTGCGCTCGTCATCGGTCTCGGCCGACGCCTGCGCCATGAGCGCATCCCCGAGCCCCATGGCTGGCTGAATAACGGACGGCATGTCTTTCTCCCGTATCCTGAAAGAACCGGGCGTCCCCATCTCAGGGATCACCCGGCAAGTTCAGGGAGGAACGCCCAAGAGGGGACGCACTTCAGCGCGTCAGACGCTGAACGGGAGGGAGCCTATGGAAGGGGCCGGAAGCCCAAAATTCACGGCTTAAGTCAATTCGAAATCAATACCGCTGGCGTAGAGCTGCTGGCTGCGGACCGGCCGTGCTTCCGAGCCCACCGGGCAGGCGCGGGCGAACCGCCGCATCATGATCAAAATCCGGGTTGCCGACATCAGATCGTCCTTCATCTTGACGATCTTGCCGTCCTTGCGATGGTACATCCGGCGCTCGTCGAACCAGTCCGACAGCTGATACGCCACCTTGAGCCGGCCGGTGCGCTCGCGCTGGTCCCACTCGTACACCCCGGCCTCGGTCGAGATGCCCCCGTCCGGCCAGGTGGCGTGCTCGTGGTGCATCAGCAGCCCGAGCTTCCTATAGGTGTCCGCAATCGGCTCGCCGGAATGCACGTCGCGCTCGGTGCCGTCGCGCGGCCACATCACCGGCACCTGGGCGCCGATCCGCTTCAGCGCCTGCACATGCGCCAGCGAAATCGCGTCAGGCATCCTGACACAATGGTGCAGGTGAATCACATCGTTGTCGGCGTCCCACAGCGCCAGCACCGCGGCAAACGGATGCCCGATACCGAAATCGATCCCCCACAGCTTCTTCCAATGCATCGGGATATTGGCGATCGGCGCCTCGGAGATCTGCTCCTCGGGGGTCATGAAAATGCGCCCCTCGCCGAGCATGGGAATGCCGCGGGTGCGGGCGTCGCGCTCGTGCGCCGGATAGTCGGCCTCCATCTTGGCCTTCTGGACGGCCGTCAGATGCCCGCCGGAGCCCACCAGCGGCACGTCGCCCAGGGTCATGGATACCCAGGCCCGATTCGGCGAGGGCTCGTCGGTAAAGCGCAGAACCACCGCGGTCGGCCCTTTGAGGGGCGTGAACGTAACCCAAACGATGCCGTCGCGATCGCCGATGCGGGTCAGGCCCTCCGAGTAGACATCGAGCGGCGGCTCCTCGTCGAACCACACCGCATCGAGGCCCGTGCCCTGGAACTTCTCCCGCCCCTTCTCGGCCGACAGAAACGTAATGGTCGAGATCCCCCCGGTCGCGTGCCGCACCTGCCCGGTGTCGATCACGTCCGTCACGCCCCGGGCCGACGACACGTCAATGATCAGGCTCTTGGGGATCATTCCGGTGCCGAACGCCTCGGTCACGCCAGGGGCGCCGAACAGCTTCTCCTGCACCACGTCGCGGGTGGCCTGGGCCGTCACCCCCACCGCCCACATCTTGACCGGCTTGACGAACCGGTGCCCCGGCCAGTCCTGCGGATAGAGCCCAGTCAGATGCACCGCGGCCTCGTAGGCCCCGACTTGCGTTTTGCCAATCCGATTTGCTGCCATCAGCAGCCGCTCGCGCTTGTTCTTGCCGAGCGCCAGAAACTCTCTCTGTCTTGGATAAGGCCTGAAGAACGCCAGCTGGAAGTACCGATGCGCGTGCTCGAGCTCCTCGAGCTCGGCCTGGGTCTGCTTAAGCGCGGTATTCAAGACTGGCCGCCTCTTCGTCGACCCGATCGATCGCCAGCTTCACCCCGCACAACTTCATCAACTCCACCGCATACAGCACCGCCTTGGCCGGCGGCACCATCACCCGCTCCTGACTATCAATCTGCAGCCAGATGCGCCCGTCAAGCTCCCGCCCCGCCCTTAAGTGCCGCTCCCCCGGCAGGATCAGACTCGCCGATCTCCCCTGTTTCACGTGGAACCTCCTTCGCCTTCAGCTCAATCTCGTTCAACTCGTTGGCCTTCTGCAGATCGGGCAACAGCAACTTCGCAGGCCCAATCCCAAACTTCTCCGCCAACTCATTGATCCGCGCCAGCATCGCCGGTCCCGTCAGGTCCCGATGCTCAACCGTAACCTTGTGCTCCGACTTCGACCCAAACCCGGTCCGGTCCAGCATCGTCTCGATCATCCGCGCATGCGAAGGATGCCCCGGATTCTTCAATATCGCCTGCGCCGACGCAATCGCTAACGGCATGCAACTCTCAAACACCCGCTCCGCTACCTCCCTCACCGCCGCCTGTATGTCAGGCCGTAATCGCATCCGAGACCCAGCTACATGATGCCCGTTCGATAGCTCCGAATACCCCGCAACCCTCGCAGCCTCTGCCGCGCTGATCTCCCCACACCCCAGCAAAAACGCAAACTTCCGCATCTTGTCAGTCGATAACGCCGCCATGCACGGCCCAATATACTCCTCTGGCACAACCTCAACATCCCGCGGTTGTAATTCCATCAATCCAAACTCCAGACATAGTTCGCCTTAAATGCAACCCATATCATATCATGATGGTATTACAGTAGGTATAGCCTAACCAGGTCCCGAAAAAATCCAGCCGCGAAAAAGGGGATGTAGGTCGAATTTCTGGGGTGCCCGAGGTTTTCCCCCTACCGGCCTCGGGTGCCGGGTCTGTTGCTAAAACCATTGGTGAATCATCGTTTTTATCGCATTGCGCTCGCCAACTCATTGATATCACTCGATGGACACACATTGACCTAATGTGTTAGCGGCCACATTACGCTTGAAGTGTCGTTAGCGATGTGTTGTTGCGAATGAGCTCATTTTATCGGTCATAGCGCAGCGTTATTGTTGCCCATTGTGGGCAAGGATAACGGCTATTGATGGTGCATAATGTGTGGTGATGATTGCTGTTCATGGGCAGGCTGAGCGTCGACGTCAGCGTCACGCTGGCGGCTGCGTTAACCATGTCATGTGTATGAGCTAGGATAGAGTAACGCGCGCAGAATCAATAAAGTGATCTCAATAGATATGGGCTTGTCAATAGGCTTGTAAATGCATGATATCGTTTACCTATTCCTAGGACTATAAGACTAGACGCAATATTGTTGCGTTCGAATCAGTCGTTTATCTTAGGTGTCAACTATTACCGAAAACCGTATCCCAGACGATTATGCGCGCCCTCCCACAGCCAACAACCTGAATTTGGTTCAGGGATTATGCGCGCTCTAAGACGCTTGATATACTTCCTTAATGGCGTCTTATACCTGCCCATTTGAACAAGTTTCTCTATCCTGTATTCCACATCAATTCACGTAACTGTGATGAACAATGTGCAGATACATATTGCCAACACACTGCACATCGTGCATATTGCAATCACTGGCCCTGCAACGCCACCCACACAAACCGCGAGACAATCCAATGTCTTATGCTCCTGCTAAATCGCTGCATTTCCATTTCTATGATGCGGGCGCCTTCGACGGTGAAACCGAGCACCACATCATGTGTAACTTCTACTCGTTGACGGACGGCGAATACCGTCCTGGCCAGTCCCAACTTGTGCTGGCGAGCGAATGGCCCGCGTACCGCGCCCACATTGAGCGCAATGGGTGGTCGCACCGCATTGCCTGATCCAGCCTAAGTCGCGGTGCGATCGCGGCTTACACGGGATCACGTCGACCCCGCATCCCCTGCAAGGGATGTCCCCAAACCTGCGAGGTTACCATGGCTACACGCCGCAATCGTCGCTTTCTGCTCGCGTCCCTGCTCGATCTCGACGCTGAAGACTTGCTCGGATTCCTGGCCATCGCCGCATTCGTGAGCGTGCTGCTGGTGTGGTGCGCTTGCCTGGCAGGAGGGCAATGACATGTGGTGCATCGTTTTCAGCTATCCCGACGAACCGCCAAGCGTAATCGGCCTGTTCTCAGATTGGGACGAGGCACTGCACTACGTCAAAGCCGAAGCCCCAATCCACAATGTGACAGTCGATATCTGCCGCCTCATGCCACCGCTTTTCAGGGAATGAACATGCTTGATGGATTCGACATTGTCAGCTGGTTTGGCCCGGACTTCGCGTGGCAATTTCTGGTCATCCTGTGGCTGCTCAACTGGATACGCCAGAGGGTACGAAAATAAAATCTGCACGATGTGGCCAGGGGCCTGCAAGCCCCTGGCCGTGCCACGCCCGGTAAAACCTGCGAGGGAAAAACCGGGCGCAACAATACGGGAGGATACCAGGATGGACGCGAAAGAATACGACCGATTGCGCGATAAACTCCAATTGACCATGGCCGACCTTGCGCACGAGCTCGGCATTTCAGAGCGTGTCGCTTGGTATTACAATTCCGGCAAACGAAGAATTCCCGAATCCGTGGCCAAGCTGTTGCGCCTGCTGGTCAAGCATGGGCTGGACTAGTCAGCCTCCTGCAACCAGCGCTGGTAAGCCGCCGCGCGCCGGGTCGCAGATTTTAATGCATTTGCATAGGTTTGCTCGCGCTTCTTATTATTGCCCTTTAACGCCATTTCGCGGGCTTTTTCAGGGCTCCACAACCACGGTGCATTGCGCCGTCTCGCCATGGCGACAAATGGCAAATTCCCGTACTTGCGCTTGCGATTCGGAGCCACTTTTCGCGGTTGCCAATTGGTATTGCGCTGCAGTTTCTCGAGCGCCACCGGATCCGCAACCAACGTCACCCCAAGTCCCAGGGTCTGCAATAGGATCCACATCGCCATCGCGCCCATGGCCGCGTGCCCGCTCATGATCTTCGCCGTATGCCCCGCGGCAAGCCCGGATATGGCGTCGATGGTCTCGTGGGATATGTTCAGCTGGTCGCGCCGCGCTCGCAGGGCCTCGAGGAACTGGTCTTCGGTGAAAATGTTTCCAGAAGGCGCTAGGAAGCCCGCTGGTGAGTTTTGCAGCTCAAGGGCTATCGGCATCAGGGCCATCCCCGTTTTTCGCACCAGCGGGCATTTATGGGCGATTTGCCGCTATCCAGCAACAGACCATTCACCCAAGATCGTCTTTGAACATCACCAGGCACGCCAGCGGTAAATTGGTCTGCTGGTAGTGGTCCTGATTGTCGAACCAGCCGCAGTGAACCTGATCCGGCTGCGTCATCGCCAAGGTGATCTTCATCACCGGCGTCGGCCGGTAATCATCCCACATCACCCGCAATCCAACCCTACACCGTTCCGGAATCAACGGCACATACGGACTTTCCTTGCTCTTCGCCATTTGCTTTCCTCCTGGTTAAAAATCGCTCGGATCCGGCGGTGGGGCGATTATTTGCTTCAGCTCGTCGCTGATCCGAATATCCGCCCATTCCGGCGCCTGCTTGTCCCATGGTACCTGCCGCTTCGAAGGCGCCAGCAAGTCCTTGATGCCCCAATTCGGTCCGTGCTTGGCGCGCAATGCATCCAATGGAAGGCGCAGCATACGTGCCTTCTGCCATTCCGCATCTGCGCTCTCGCGCTGCTTTGCCTCCTCGCGCAATTTCTCGAGCCGGTCGAGGTGATCAACCGGTCTGCGCATCTCAGCAAGCTCACGCTCGCACCAGGCAATCACATCCGCCGGCGTCGGCAGAAACTTGCATTCGCGCGGCACCCCATACACCGGATCCGCCACCGCGATCGCAATCCGCGTTGGATATGACGCCAGCACCGCCGCCAATGCGCCCATGTAGCCCTTACCCGCCTGACCGCCGCCATTCGGATAGGTCGAGATCAATTTGCTGACCGTCATCAGCGCCTCCGACAGGCTCATCCGGTCGGATAAGGCCTGCCTCAATTTCCCGCTGTCGAGCTTCTGCGGCAAGTTCCAGTGCTTGCTCGGCAAGAGTTGGTTTTTGACCGCGCCCATGGCCATTGCCTCCGTTGCTGATTGCATTGAGAATCCAGTTTTGCCAGGTGCGCGACCAATCGATTTTGGTGGCGTCTCTTCCGGCCTTTGCTGTCCAGTAATTGCGAAACTTCTCGCCCTCAGTCGCTATCCGAGCATGGGGTAACCCTTTGCTGTGTGCGTATTCAAAATCTACTTCCGAAGGCTTCCAATCGAATTGCAAGCGCGAAGCACGCGCGCGCGTATCAGAGCGAGATGATGATGAAGAAGGGGTAGTTATTAAGGGGGGTGTGGGGGGAGAAGAAGAAGGGGGAGAAGAAGAAGAAACAATGTCACCGGTGTCACCGGTGACACTGGTGACATCCGGTGACATGCGGTGACCCAATCGTTGATTTTTCTTGTTTATCCTTTTTCGTTCACGATGTGCCTCAAGCTCCTCTTCCTGTTCTTTGAGCAACTCTTGTTGCTCTAGCTCGAGCACGCGCACGATCAGCGCATCGCTTGCACCCGCCTTACGGAGCATGGCAATCGTGATCATCTCGGGCATCACGCCAAAACCGCCGCGACCAACGCCACGACGCCCAGGACAGCCAGAGCCCAAAGCACGGTAAAAAACATAAACTCGGACAGCCGCATGTTCATGCAGACTTTCCCCTCAGGATTCCCCATTCCTCGAGGCACGCGATCGCACGGTCGAGTCCTTCGGCCACCGTCGCGTAGGCGCCGGCAGCGTTCATCTCGGCAATACACGCCAGCTGCTTCTCGGTCGGTCGACCACCCGGCGCCTTGAGCTCGAGCGCGAAGCAGGATCCGCGGGCGAGGAAAATCAGATCGGGCACACCTGGGCGTGTGCCGGTGCCGGACATGATCTTGGCCTCGATGGGCGATCGCCAGCCGCCGTTGGGCACCGCAAACCAGAACACGCCGGGCGCCGCCCGCGTGCGCAGGTGCTGGACTACGGCACGTTGGATAGCTTGCTCAGGATTGCCGCGTCTTGCCATTGCGCAGCGCCTGCACATCGACCTTGAACCCCATTTGGACGAGCTCAAGGATGTATTCAGCCGGTATTTGGCCGCGCGCTTTCCACATGCTGATGGAATGCGGAACCAGCCCATGCCGCTTGGCGGCGGCTTGGTTGCCCCCGAACGCTTCGATTGCATCGTCTATCGATCGGATGACCCGCATGCATCATTTAAATCACTGTGGGTGAGTAGCCGCAAGTGATTTCTGCGCGTATGGGAAAAATTGCAGTGGACGTATACCTCTCCATCACGTAATGTGATGTAGTTGGAAATCGTTCCAGATGTCGGGCAACCGAAGAAAGCCAAAACCGGCCAAGCAAAAAATACCGCGTAAGCGTAGATCCTCGGAGAGCCTAATGCTCCAGGTCGAACAGGGAAAAAGACTGAAGTACCTACGACTTGCCAAGGGACTAGAACAAAAGCATCTAGCTCCGATCATTGGCGTAAATCCAAATATGATTTCCTATTACGAAACCGGCCAGCGCAGCATGTCAACGGCCGTCATCGGCAAGCTGGTGGCGTTTTTCTCCGCCACCTGGGCCTATTTCATCGAAGGCGATTTCGACTCGCTACCGCATTGGCTCAAAGGACCAGTGCGGGAAGTACAACTGATCGAGGAAATGAACCCGCCTAAGCCGCGACGTCGCAAACGCTGAGCTTCGAAGCCGGTCGCTTCCAAGGACGCTTTTCCTCGACCCTTTCGAGCAGGCGCTCGGCCAGCTCCAATATCTTTTTGGCGTCGCCATTGTTGCTGGGCAGCTGGGCGACGATCTGGATTGCCACGCGACGCAACATCTCGTCGTTGTTTTTTCTGGACGATTTCATTTCCTGTCGCCTCCCACTGTGACCGGAACGAAGTTGATTGATGCATGCGTGTTGCCTGCACGCAACCCCCTTTCGTAAATCTTTCATCGAAATTCACAGGGAGTGATTTTGTGGCTTGACGGCTCACTCAGAGTGATTTTAGAGTGTGTGCGTCGGACCTGCTCCCATCACCCCGATCCGGGAGCGCGACAAAACCGGCCTAGGAAGGGCCTACTAGCAATGTCTTGGACACCTAAATTTGCACTCGATCTGCAAACCGCCAGCGTCAATGCGTTCCAGAAGACGATGGCGGACTTCGAAGATTGGCGTCCTACTCAGGAGCCGCGCAATCTCAATCTCAGCAATCGATGGACGGTTATCACACCGGAGATTGCCGAAGGAATGCTCCTGCGCAATCCGATCGGAGCCAACCGTAAAGCAGCACTGCCAACGGTGAGGTACTACGCCCGTCAGATGCTCGGCGGGAAGTGGAAGCAAACCGGCCAAGCAGTTCTGTTTGACACGGACGGCAAGCTGATTGATGCGGGCCACAGGTTGTGGGCCTCGTATCTCTCCGGTGCTTCGTTCCCGACCTACTTGATTGGTGACGTGCCGGCAGATCCGCACGTGTTTGCCTTCATCGACAACGGCAAGACACGCACCGCGGCTGACGCTCTCGCAACGGCTGGTCTGAACGGCCTGTCGAAGTTGCTGTCGACCGTCGTGTCGATGGCAATGCATTTTGAGCACGGACTTTATACGGCAAGCACCAAGCGCTCGCTCGACAAGGTGTCGCCGATCGAAGTCGTGGAATATCTGCAGCAACACGACAACCTGCGTCTCGCCACCCGCTTGATGGTTGGTGAGCACAAGTCAGCCGCCGCAGTGATCGATAAGAAGGACGTCGCATCGTTTGTGGCGTACCAGATTATTGAGCTGCACGGCGAGGACGTTCTCGACGAGTTCATGAACGAACTCGGGCGTCGTAACGATGACGCCGAAGACGGATCGGCCATCATTGCTCTGCAAAGGGCGCTGGCTGAGGATGCAAACAGCAAGGAGCAGATGCAGAAGCACCAGATCCTTGGCATCGTCATCAAGGGCTTCAATAGCTGGATCAATCAGGAGCCAGTGAAGAAGATCACCTTGAAGGTCAACGAGACGTTTCCGCGTTTCGTCCGGCCGCAGCCAGTCCAGCAAGCCGCAGAGTAGGTGAACTTGGGAGCCATCTGTCCGGGTGGCTCCCATTTTCCGATCAGGAGGATCGTGTCGTGACAAACTTAGTTGCAGTTCCGCAAGGCGCCAGCGCAATGGACATGCTGGCGCAACGTTATCGTGCTGCGTTCGAGAAGACTGAGGGCGGCCGCGAACAGTGGATCGAGGGCACTCTCGAACTTGGCCGGGTAATCAACGAAGCGCAGAATACCCCAGAATTGCGAGACAGTAGAGCATACAATCGTTGGCTTAGCACAAATCAACTTGAGCATCTCTCGCCAAACAATAGACGCGCAACGGTTGCTATCTATCAGATGGAGCGTGACCATCCGGGAACTGGCCGAAAATTGTTGGAAAATAATGTTGGACTTTGTTTGCGGACAATTTGGGAAAAAAAGACACCGAAAGTCGCTAGTGGACCCTTATCTAAAAAGGATAGGGGTCCACTTTCCTGGAGATCCGGCTCAAGTCGGCGAAAGCGCGCTGCCGCTCGCATCCCGGATGTCATGCGCGAGGATTATCTGCCGCCGCGCCACATGCTTCCGGCCGCCGATATAAAGGCTCTCACCCGCGAACAGGTAGATCCTGACTTCAAAGGAACGCCGCTAGAATTCACCACCAAGTACGGCCACGTCACCCTGCACACCAAACAGGAGATCGAGCACAACAAGAAGCAGGACACTTTGGCGGCATGGCTGGGAGCGATGGCAGATTGCGATCGCGCCGATCGTAGCATGCTTGCCACGCTCGCCGGGGTCGATCCTGAAACGATGAAGGAATGGCTGGCCAAGTCAGGCAGAACCGACAAGCTTAAAGCCTGGATCAAACAAGTGGAGCTCGCCTGCGAAGCTCTCCGCAACATTATTGGTGACCGATGATGTATCTATTCGGTAACCAAGCCCAATGGCTCATCGACGCTGTGAGCCGCATCGAGCGTAGCGTCATGTCGATCGACAACAAGCTAAACCAACTACTAGCAAAGGAGGCCAGAATGGCCGTCGACCTTACTGCCCTGACCAACGAAGTCGCCCGCAACGCAACCGTCGAGCAATCGGTTCTCGCCCTCGTGCAGGGGATGGCCGCACAGCTCGCCGCCATCCCGCCATCGAGCGATCCGACCACCCAGGCCGCGATCGACGGGCTCAAGGCTACGTTGCAGGCCAACGACGATGCGCTCGCCGCCGCGGTGACCGCCAACACGCCTGCGACCCCCTCAACAGGAGCCTGAAATGGTTGAGCCAAGCATGTCCGTAATGGACGGACTGGAACGGGCGATCATCGAGCCCCACGTATCCAGCGCCGAGGTCACCAAGTTCGCGCCGCAGAAGTATCGCGGCGGCAATGCATCACTATCAGCAAACCTCACCGATATGCGTAACAAGACTGTCCTGGCGCTCGAGGATGACATCCGCCGGCAGGAGGATCAGCTCGCGCAGCTCAAGGCCGTGCTTGCCGATCTCAAGCGCATCATCGGTTGAGGTGGGGATCAGGACCAGTGTGCTGTTGGTCCTGAGACGGCGGCGGGGTGCCAGGAGCCCAGTGGCCCCGCCGCCGTTCTACATGACGGAGAACAAATGCCTCGCTCGATGCACAAATGGTTTCTGATGATCCGTAATCTCGCGCTGAGCACGGAAAGGCCGCGGCGGGTCGCATTCGTCAACCGGCAGCGTCAGGAAGTCGAGCGCCGGTACGAGCAGTTTCGGTATCGGATCAACACCGGCCTGGCGCAACCCGGCGAGTTTTGTGCGGAGGATTACGTTGTGTTGATTGCCCAACTCGACAAACTCGCAAAGGAGCTCGCATGAGCAGCATCGAAATGGAGGAAATTCTAAATCGCCTGCAGGCGGAAGTGCAGCGCACGATCGGGCGTCTCAACGAGATCGCCTATGAAATCGATTGCTGGCGGCTCGAGCAACGCAAGGAGAGCGAGCGCCTTATGACATCCGCCAAGATCAAGCTCGCGGAACGCCTATGAGGCCGCTTCAACCGGACTTTATAAAACAGCAGGTCGCCGCACTGTTGGTGCTCTATCCCGAGCTCCTCGAGGACCTCGATCTGCGCCTCGACACGATCGAGGGCGAGACCGATGCGCTGACGATGATCGATCGGTGGATCAGAGCCATCGAGGACAGCAAGATCCTGCTCGATGGAGCAGAGATCCGCGCCAAGGAATTGATCGAGCGTGTCAAACGATTCGAGCGCCGCATTGAAGCCTTGCGCGAGGGCATCCGCATGGTCATGCAGGCGGCCGAGTTGCATAAGCTCGAGCGTCCAACAGCCACGCTGTATTTTGCCAAGAGCCAGCCGAAGGTGATGGACATCACCGGCAGCAACTTCGATCTGCGATCGCATCCGAATCTGGCCGATGAATTCGTTATCACGTCGCGCGCGATCAGTAAGTCGCTGATTGCTGCCGCGCTCAAGGCCGGCGAGAACATCGAAGGCTTCCAATTATCCAACCAAGAACCGCATCTACATGTGAAGGTGAAATAGCCATGCGAATGTCGTCAGCCTTCCCGAGCAAATACTTGAAAGCCGCTGATCTGCAGGACCGCCACATCACGGTCACGATGAGTCATGTCGCGATGGAAAAGATCGCGATGGACAGCGAAGAAGTTAAACCAGTTTTATATTTTGAGCACAAAGCTAAAGGTCTTGTGCTCAACAAGACTAACTCGGAAACGATCGCCCGGGTTTATGGCGACGAGTCGGATCAGTGGCTGGGCAAACCAATCATCCTGTACAGCGCGATGGTGCAATTCAAATCCGAAATGGTCGAGGCTGTCCGCATCAAGATCCCCAAACAGCACATGCCGCCGAATGTGCGGCCAATACCGGAGCCATCGATTCCGCCGGCACAATCCCCCGCTGACTACGGCGCAGAAATGGACGATGAGATCCCGTGGTGACCGCTCGAACCCCCGTCGTAGCTCATGTGCCGCCCGAGATTCGGGCCGCGCTCGAAATGCGAGCCGCGGCGGATGGGCGGTCGCTTTCCAACTATCTTTACCGCCTGATCTGTGCTGACGTGGCAACCTGCGAGGGAGTTGAAGATGTCGTCCGTGAAATACGAAAAGACATTCGGCGCGGTCGTCCGCGAATACATCGCCAGCCCGCACTTCCGGAACCTGGCGACCAGCACGAAGAATAGCTATTCCAGACTCCTCGAGATCGCCGTAGCAGCGCTCGACCGCTTCGATGTGGCGACCCTGCGGCCCAAGCTGATCCAGGGATACCTCAACGGTTTTAGCGATCGACCGGGCCAGCAGCGGTGCGCCAAGGTGGCGTTGCTCGCACTGCACAAATGGGCCGTGGTCGAAGATTTTTTGCCGCCGGAGATGATGCGCGGGGTCAAGACGCTCGCCAGCGACGGCGCCCATGAGCCTTGGTCGGATGTGCATGTTGAGGTCGCCGAGCGCGTTCTGGCTTACCCACGCCCGGATCTGGCCCGCCTGATCACCCTTGGCGCGAACACCGGGCAGCGGGCATCGGATCTGATCAAGATGCGGTGGGGCGATATCGAGACCTATGACGGGGTTCCCGGCATCAATGTGCGCCAGCAAAAAACCGGAAAAATTCTCTGGATTCCGATGACCGACGAGCTCGAGGCGGCGATCGCCAGCTGGCCCCGGGGCACGCCGGCCGCTCCGCTGGTGACCAAGCGCGACGGTGAGGCGTACACCCGCAATCAATTGAGCGTGCAGTGGTACCGGGTGCGAGCCTCCATGCCGGCACTCGGCGAGCACGAGCGGTTGGGCTTGAGCTTCCACGGGCTGCGATCGACCGCGGTGATCCGGCTGCGCCGCAAGAACCTGCGGGAGCCGCTGATCGCCGACATGGTGGGGATGAGCCCGATCATGGTGCATCGCTATTGCCGGCGCGCGGAGCAGCGGGAGAACGCGCTCGAGGCGGTGCGGACGCTGCGCAAGCCGGCGGATGTTGTGCAGTTCAACCAGAATCTCAAGAACAAGCCGTAAACATGTATCAGTGGATTTCCGTCATAATTGCCGCTAAGTCTTTGATATTGTTCAATGGTAACACATTGATCAGGTGGCTTTATCAATTCACTTAAATATATGATTATGCTGGATAATTCGGAAAATTGATCAAACAAACGGCGCGTCATTTTGATACAGAATTGCGTTCAAAGAAGTGGAGCGAATCGCATAACCGCTCCTTTATTCTCTCCTGTGGCGAGGCAATTCATTTAAGAGGTCTTGCAATGCCAATTTTGATCCCGCAACAACCAGCAAGCGGGCGATGGCCATTGACTGCTCGACCGTCAACTTACTCGCACTGTCAGGATCGCGATCACCATCCGCGCGGATCATACACTCGGCTGCAAGCTCAAGCGTCTTGCTCAACTCTTTGGGATTGACTGCCTCTGGGTTCGGAATGCGCACGATTCGCTCCTTTAATCTTCTGCCCAAAACCACAGAGGCGTAGGCGTCCGCCAATATCGGTAGTAGGGGCCGATGGCGTGTAATTCTAGGACTTGTCCACCGTAGCAACATCTGCGAACCACGATCATTCGCTCCTCTTATGTGATCCGATGGAATGTCACCATGGATAAGGCCGGATCAACGATCGGAGCGCGCCGAGGACAGGTCAATCCCTGACACGTCTTCTCCGATCCGGGCGGACAGACGCAGCCGTGCGGTACAAATGTGATCAGACCGAGCGATTGGTTACACCGACATCCAGCACTTGTCTGGCACCCCGGCATTGAGCAAATTCTGATTTGCATCGGCTGACCCTCCTTTAATCTTTCGGTTTAGACCGGCGACCGACGATCACACCACGCGCGCCGAGTTTGGCGTATGCCGACCGTTCCGACCAGCCACGCATGAGATCAATCGCCTCTAACGTCGTTAGCCTGGGGTTACGCCAGATACTTTGCGCGTCCCGCATGGACATGCGTCCCTCTGTCCTGGCCAGCACGCTACGGCGCTGCATTTCCTTGGCGTGCTCCGCACTCGGGACAAACTTGACCAAGGCTTTATCGAGCATTTCGGCACCGTCTCGGTCAGACCGTAGCTTATCGAGGCTGACGACGACAGCGCCCCACTTGTGGACCTGCTTGACTGCCGCAACCATGTCCTTCCTTGCGGTCCCGAACGCGCGCAGATTGACGACGCCAAGTAGCTCGCCCTTGCGCATACGGAACTTGCCAAGTGTCTCGCCACGGTCGCCGCGATAGATGGTTTCGATTCCGGCTTGCCGCAACTTGGCTTCCTCGCGCTCGTTTCGAGCGTATCCACGTGCAATCTTCACTGCCATGAAATAAATATAGGAAACGCCATTGCAGAAGTCAAGTCACTATGCTATATTCACCTTACGAAATGAGACAGAAAGCGCCCGACAGATGGCATACGAGCCGACCAGCCACGAGATCGAAGTTCTCCGCATGCTCAACGGTGAGCGCGAGGGTGAATGGGGCGCGTGGGTGGGTGCCTGCCTAGAGTTTCTGGAAGACGCAGGTCTGTGTACTCGTGGCCCGAATTACCAGATCACCGACAAGGGGCGCGAAGCCCTCAAACAATGGAACCATGAAAGGCCCGTTTAACAGGAGGACACCATGTACGGATTGAGAGACGAGCGGACCGGCGCGGTCCTGAGTATGCACCCCAACACAAACGGTGCTCAGTTGTCATCGCTGTTCCATGTGGCGACAGGCGAGAAGGTCGTGTGGCGAGATTCGGATGGACCGGTCAGTGTCGCGGCGCATGTCGGTTACGTTGGCGACGAGCACCGCTTCACGGTCTACGCCTACTGACATGGAAAAGATCGCCTTGACCGTGGCCGCTATCGGGATGACGGGCTTCCTAGTGTTGGCCGTCGTCTTCGTTCTGATCGGCCTTGGCATAGTTCACATTTGAGGCCCGACCAATGTTCAGCGCAAAGCAAATCGAACAGCTTAGGAAAAGCGCAGATAAGCACGGCATCACACCCGGCAACTGCCCAAACTGCGAATATGATCGCCGGTTCCCTATGACTGCCAGCGGCGGTTGGATGGACATGGGAAACAACGGTCCAATCATGTGTTGCCCGGTCTGCAATCCAGACGCCAGACACCCGAGAGATTAAAGGCCCGTCATGAGTGGACCCGAATTTTTCGCCGGATCGGTGCTTGCGGCCCTGGCCCTTATCTTCGCCCTTGTAATGGTGGCGAAGTTTCTGCCCAAAGATCACATTTGAGGCCCGTCATGCAGGAGGAAAAGATGAAGGCAATCAAGATTGCAAACGACTGGCTAGACTTCAAGATGAACAGTCTCCAACTGGTCCCCGGAGACCCTGACTGTGATGCATGTGTTTTGGCTCGTCAATTCATGGTAGCTCTTGATCAGCTTGCAGAGAGCGATGGTTTATTGGCCGCACATCATACGCTGATAAATCCTGCCGGATCAGGCAGCGCTTTAGCCGCAGCCGTCCGGCGCCACGAACAACGTAGCGTCGGTTTGATGCTAAGGTGAAAGGGCCGATTGATGACTGATCAAACGGCGCTGCGTGCTGAGATCGAACATAGAAATGTCTGCCGTCAGTGTAGGTCGCTCATGGACGGCCCACAACGAAACGAAGACGGAAAACTTAGGTGGCGCTGCCGCGTTTGCGGCTACTCTAAACTGTATCGCTAAAGGCCCGTCATGGCACGCATCGTCTGTTGGTTTCGTGGCCACGACTGGTGGCTTATAGAAAGCGAAGAATATATCGGGACAAGGCTTGCTGGGTTTAGCGAAGTCCGCTGTCGTCGGTGTGGCACTGTTAAACCTAACTCGCGTATTGCCGTCCGACTCAGTGGCATCCAGACTGGAACCGGCAACGTCGCTGTGGGGAGTCAGGCGCCGCAGCACGACTTACTCAGTGTAAAGAGAAAATAGGCCCGACTGATGACTGACGCTGCCAAGTTGGACCGATACGAGCGAGCACTGCAACTCATCGTCAGCCATAAGAGAGCACTTGTGCTGGGCGATGCCTATAACTTCCGTTCGATTGCACGGCAGGCGCTTCATCCTACGCCGAGCGCAATATGTGAGCAGGAAAACGCCTGCGAGCAGAGCGAAGGCGCGTAAGCGATTTAGGTAGGAACATTAAAGGCCCCAATGTTCGTCATCGTCGGCACGCGCTGGAAAGATCCGGTATGGATGTGGAATATGAATTGCCTGCTCGTGGCGTTCATCATGGCAACGGCAACATTACTTGCGATTTGAGGCCAGACATGAATTGCCCGGATCATGCGAACAGTTCTGGAACGCGGCGATTAATCGTCCAACTCCCATATCGGCTCAATCAACCAGCGTTGCCCCCCATACGGCAGATTCCCAAGCGCCCATTCCGCCGCTTCGGCAGCCGTTTTGAATGGCCCGAAAAGGTTCTGCTTTTCCCCCGAATACGAACGTACGAGATAT